TTAATGATAGGATCATCTTAAACCACCAAAGCCAGAAGCTCTCCAAAGGAAAACCTGTTAGAGGTGTCATTTCGTGAGAGGGTAACACGTTAAGGGAGCTTATCAGACTCCAATAACATGTTAACATCACAAAACCAACACCCCTTGTCGGGGCTTGTGTAAGGACAGTATGGATCACTCCATCTGACTTACGCAATGCGTCGAAAAGTCCAGTGAAAACTTGGTGTTGTCTAAATAACTTAGACGCACCAGGTCTTCGGCTGCTGGTTCGACCTGGATCTGCTCGAAGTTGCAGATCCTTAGGTATGAATCTCAAGGCCTGGGCCTCGACCGCCATAACTTTCGTCATGATGGTGAAGTATTGAGGACTACTTAGTCCCTCTACCTCCAATTCATCCTGCAACTTATGAAGTCGCCCGACCAACTGTTGGATCACATGACCCAAACGAGTCTGTACGGCAAAATCAATAGGATAGACAATATCACCTGCGTATTTACGTTGAGGCGTAGGAAGGATCCATTTCTGCTCCTTGATCAGAGCAGGAAGTTGACCCAACTTAGCATCACGTAATGGTAAGGACATTTTCATGACCTTACTGATTACGGAGGCGATATAACCCTTTACGAAGGACTTCACAGCACTCTCTAAGAGTACGAGTGAATGTCCTCTACGTAAGTGGTCAAAGGTCTCTGATAAAGTTAGAGAACCCTTTGCCAATCCTATCCCCAACACAAGGTAACGTACTTTTGTACTTAACTTGTGGATGGGTTTGTTACAGGCTCCGATTACTCGGAAACCAAAGCCAGCTGCTCGCAATGCACCCGGGATGGACAACTTCCATTTAACGGAATATTGAACCATCCCAGCGATTGAAGTCAGCGCACTGGCCAACTCCTTTAAGGGTGTCGGAGAGACATCTCTACCGTTAAGAAATGTTCTCTTGGCAAATTCGAGTCCGAGTCCCTTAGGACTCAGAACAGATTTACTAAGATTACATTCAACACCCAAGGAATCGATGATCCGATGATAAACTTTAGCCACTTTATGGTTAAAGATCACAAGATCATCACCCAGTATGGCATAATCAGTGTAAAACTGATTATTACCATAGACTAAGGACGCACAATACTGCACAATAAGGTGGTGGGTAAATGCTAGCATAGCCCACGAACTTAGAGCTCCCATCGGTTGCCCTACCGAATACCGAACAGAGTTTACACTCTTAAGGTCTCGATGGATAACTTGGAAGTCTCTATCGACTAACAATTGGGCCCAAGCAGAGGCCTCTAAATCCGACAGGTTAAATACCTTTTGGATAAGAGATCTCTGAAGAGTCAAAGGAAGTCGATCCGTGGCTGCGCTAAGATCCATAGAATAAAGAGGTTTTCCCTCTTTTATTCTTCGTATCGGATCTAGTTGGTTAAATGTACCATCCACAACTTTATTGTGAGATAAAATCTCAAATAAAGACTTATGGAGGGGATACATAATCAACTGGGTCCATGGATCTAGCATTGCAAACACCCTAACCTTACCGGCAGCCTCCATTTTAAACCCTAATTTTCCAGTGTACCCGGTTGTTTGATACAACGGGTGTAACATTTGTCCAAGAGATCGAGCCAACTCTAGCTTAGCCTGGAAGAAGGCAAACCCGTTGGCATTAGAAGAGATTGATAATCTCCCTAATGTTAGTAGGCTTGTTATTTGCGATGCCGTTAAGGCAGCCGCACTTCTCATCAGGCAAAATAGATTGGTACTCGATATTGGGCCAAATGTTTGGGGAGAAGACTTAAGGATAGGGAACCATACGAATGTTCCCATCAATGAGTCTCTATTCCCTGCTGGGTGCCCGGGACAGAAGTTCTTCACAAAGGTTGGGATATAACTCTCAATCTTATGGATAGTAACTTCTGACCCAGTAAAAGGTTGTGTTATAGTAGATAAATTCGGCAAAGCAGGAAAGATGAGATCCCGATATAGGGAACTCATAGTTAATGCTAGTCGAATGTAGACGAGGTTAAGACCTCGAATACCTCTACGTAACACTGGAGGAAATAGCAAGGGGATACCAGATTTAGTTGTTTTAATACGAGGGTGCGTTACAGTGCCTTTATGGCCTGCAATACACTGCTGTGTTAGAACAGAAGTACATTTCAAGTATTTCACTAAACCTTTTATACCCTGAGATTTTATTAGGCCCGACAATCGGCGCAACATCTTTATTATGGATGTTACAATCGACAACGAGGTTTTCCCCCCCATGGCAGGCAGTAATCGTAAGATTACTGCTACCATCGGTCGACCGCGATTTCTCGCGATCATAGCTGAGATAGGGTTCACGGTTACCCGAGATGTCAAGGGACCTTTTCTTATGATCTTTACATAAGAATAAGGAATCAAGACAAATCGGAATAACCCATAAGGTATAGTGGAAAATTGTTTTTTCATTATATTTTATGTAGAACCTACAGGACTGGATAGACCATAATTCCCCAAATAATCGGGGTAATGGTACCTAGCCTACATCCTGCTCTCACTCCCTATCCTGTTTCCAGGGGGGCAGCTAGCCTTGCAGGCAAGTGGGGAACACTCTCTAGTGCGCGATCATATTACCTTTGTCCGCGATCAAGCGGAACTGGCGGCAACCGATCGTTGACCAGATCATCTCAAGATGTCTTGTCAGGCCAGGGGGCTTCTCAGCCCGCTCGCCGGGGGATCCTTTTCCGGATCCTCCCCTTATCTATTTGGGGTTTACCCGACTAGAACTGTAAGAGACGAAGAGTTGCCAACTCTCCATCTCGCAAGAGACAAATGGAGAGGCAATGCTTGGACCTAGAACCCCCAAGTAAGAATAACAGATGGAATATCCACCGGTAACCTACCTGAAGGTGCTATCTGAGGAAGTCTTTCCTCAGATGCTGGTGTCGTA